GTTTTTTTTACACTAGCCATACAACCTGTGCGTGTGCCTTGTTTTTTGTAGGGGTCTCATTGGTTAGGCGATTTTTTTTTGCTACATAGAGTGCGAAGCACATTATTAGAAGTATGTAACTAAATGTTAGTATATATAGTCGGATATGAATGGTTTCAGAGCCTAAATTCATTATTGCTTTATAAAACAATAAGGAATACAACAATAACTGTTACCAACATTCAATAAAAAATTTTATAAAAAAAATTTTTCAAAATGCAAATAGATTTAGATAAAATAAAGAAGCTACCCCCTGACGTACGTAAAGATTTCATGAAGATGTATCTGAAGTTAGGTGAGGAGAAAAAGAAAAAACTTGCCCAAAAAGATTTCTTAAGCTTCGTTAAACAGATATGGCCTGAATTCATTGAAGGCGAGCATCATAAAGTTATTGCAGATAAATTCAACAAGCTAGCGTCAGGCGAGATCAAGCGATTGATTGTCAATATGCCACCCAGACATACGAAATCAGAATTTGCGTCTACGCTATTACCTGCTTGGATGATCGGGAACACACCTAAACTAAAAATTATCCAAACAACTCACACAGGAGAACTTGCTGTAAGATTCGGACGTAAAGCGAAAACACTAATTGATTCCCCTGAATATCAAGACATTTTTAAAACTAGACTACGAGAAGATAGTCAGGCTGCAGGAAGATGGGAAACCGCTCAAGGTGGAGAATACTTTGCTGCTGGTGTTGGCGGCGCTATAACAGGCCGTGGTGCGGATCTCTTGATTATAGATGATCCACACTCGGAACAAGACGCAATGAACATGTCAGCTCTCGAGAGGGCTTATGAATGGTATACATCAGGTCCACGTCAAAGGTTGCAACCTGGTGGAAAAATTGTTTGCGTAATGACGAGATGGAATACTAAAGACTTAACTGGAGTCTTATTAAAGAATCAAAGCGAACCTAAATCAGATCAGTGGGACTTGGTTGAGTTTCCAGCAATCATGCCATCAGGTGATCCTGTTTGGCCAGGCTATTGGAAACTAGAAGAATTAGAATCGGTTAAGGCATCACTATCCGTTGGTAAGTGGAATGCCCAGTGGATGCAGAACCCAACATCTGAAGAAGGTGCAATTATTAAACGTGAGTGGTGGCAACATTGGGACAAAGACGAACTGCCTGCTTTGGATCATGTCATACAATCATACGATACCGCCTTCATGAAAAAAGAAACTGCCGATTACTCTGCAATCACTACTTGGGGTATCTTTCGTGAGAATGAAGATAGTGCTCCACAAATGATTCTACTCGATGCCATGAAGGAAAGATTAGAGTTTCCTGAACTACGAAGAGTGGCTAAAGAACAATATGATTACTGGCAACCTGAAACAGTTCTAGTTGAGGCGAAAGCATCTGGATTGCCTTTGACTTACGAACTACGGAACATGGGTATACCTGTTGTCAACTACACACCATCACGTGGAAACGATAAACATACCAGAGTGAATTCTGTTGCACCTTTGTTTGAATCTGGTAAGATATGGGCACCTACGGATAAACAGTTTGCTCAAGAGGTAATGGAAGAGTGCGCTGCGTTTCCCTATGGTGATCATGATGACTTGGTTGATAGTATGACTCAAGCTGTTATGAGATTTAGGCAGGGAGGATTAATTGGGCACCCAGAAGATTATAAGGATGAACCGACTCCTAATAGAAAATTTAAGTATTACTGGTAAATTATGAAATTAGGAAAAAAATCAGGACCACCCCCTAAAAGAGGACCCAACCCACAGGGCTTGAATATTAAGAATAATACTGTTAAGACAGTGAAACTGGAGAAATTAAATGGCAGAAATAGACAAGGCTCTTCCAAACGTTGAGCAAACGGTAAACATACCAAGTCCCGATGACATTGAAGTTGCGGAACAAGAAGATTTAGAATCGCAAGGCGATGGTTCTCCTGATGTTCAAGAAAACGAAGATGGTTCGGTAGACATTAATTTTGAACCAGGATCCGTGAATCCAGGTCAAGACGAAGGTCACTTCGCGAACCTAGCAGAATTATTACCAGACGATGTATTAGATCCATTAGGTCATGAGATGTCTGAAAATTACATGGACTACAAATCTTCTAGAAAAGATTGGGAACAATCTTACGTTAAAGGTTTAGATCTTTTAGGATTCAAGTACGAAGAATCAACACAACCATTCAAAGGTGCAAGTGGTGCAACTCACCCAGTTCTCGCCGAAGCCATTACTCAATTTCAATCATTAGCTTATAAAGAATTATTACCATCAGGCGGTCCTGTTAGAACACAGATGGTTGGTATACCGACAGCAGAAAAAGAAGCTCAATCTCAAAGAGTAAAAGATTACATGAATTATCAAATCATGAATGAGATGAAAGAGTACGAAGCAGAGTTTGACCAAATGTTATTTTACTTACCCCTATCAGGTTCAGCTTTTAAAAAAGTTTACTACGATGAAGTTATGGAACGAACGGTTTCAAAATTTGTACCCGCAGATGATTTAGTTGTGCCGTACACAGCAACATCATTAGATGATGCAGAATCAATTATTCACGTTGTTAAAATGTCAGAGAACGAATTAAGAAAACAACAAGTCGGTGGATTCTATAGAGATGTAGAAATTACCCCAGGCTCGGAGCATGAATCTGAATCTGAAAAAAGAGAACGTGAGTTAGGTGGTGTTAGTAAAGGTCGAAGCCAAAACATGTTTACCTTATTTGAGTGTCACGTTAATTTAGATCTTGAAGGTTTTGAAGATGCTGGAGAAGACGGTGAACCTACAGGAATTAAATTACCTTACATCGTCACCATAGATGAAGCCTCAAGAGAAGTATTATCGATTAGAAGAAACTATGAAATCGGTGATAAGAAGAAAAGTAAAATAGATTATTTTGTCCACTTTAAATTTTTACCTGGTCTAGGGTTTTATGGCTTTGGTTTAATTCATATGATTGGTGGACTATCAAGAACTGCAACAGTTGCATTAAGATCATTATTGGATGCGGGAACGTTATCTAATTTACCTGCAGGATTTAAAATGCGTGGTATCAAAATGCGTGATGAAGGACAACCCATTCAACCAGGAGAGTTTAGAGATGTTGATGCTCCAGGTGGAAATTTAAGAGATGCCTTCATGCCATTACCATTCAAAGAACCGTCACAAACTTTATTACAACTTATGGGTGTCGTGGTACAAGCAGGGCAACGATTTGCATCGATTGCCGATCTGCAAGTAGGAGACGGGAATCAGCAAGCAGCAGTGGGCACGACAGTTGCTATGCTTGAACGTGGCTCACGAACCATGTCAGCAATCCATAAAAGATTGTATGCTTCAATGAAAAGAGAATTCAATTTAATGGCAAGAGTATTTAAATTATACATGCCACCAGTTTACCCTTATGATGTTGTAGGCGGTCAAAAAGAAATTATGCAAACTGATTTCGATGATCGTGTTGACATTATTCCAGTTGCAGATCCTAACATCTTTAGTCAGACCCAAAGAATATCCCTCGCCCAAACGGAGATGCAACTGGCTGCCTCAAACCCAGCAATTCATAATCAATATGAAGTGTATAGAAATATGTATGAAGCATTAGGGGTAAAAGATATTGATCTAATATTAATTAAACCAGAAGCACCGATGCCAAAAGATCCTGCACTAGAACACATAGATGCATTGGCTGCAAAAAATTTCCAAGCATTTCCTGGTCAAGATCATAGAGCACATATCACGGCTCACTTAAACTTTATGGGAACTAACATGGTCAGAAATTCACCACCTATATCTGCTGCCATACAAAAAAATTGTCTAGAGCATATTAGTTTAATGGGTCAAGAACAGATTGAATTAGAGTTTAGAGATGAGTTAATGCAACTACAACAAATGATGCAGATGATGCAGAACCCACAAGCAATGCAACAGAACCCTAATTTACAAAACCAAGTTCAAATGATGCAACAAAAAATAGAAGCTAGAAAAGCTGTGTTGATTGCAGAGATGATGGAAGAGTTTATGAAGGAAGAACAAGAAGTTACAGGTGATTTCGGTAACGATCCTATTGCAAAACTAAAAGCAAGAGAGTTAGATCTAAAAGCTAGTGATAATTCTAGAAAAGTAAAAGAAGGTGAAGAGAAAATGAATCTAGATAAGATGAAAGCTATGATGAACCAAGGCAACGTTGATGAGAAACTAGATCAAAACGAAGAATTGGCACATTTACGTGCAGATACATCTATTGAGAAAATTATATTAAACAATGCACTAAAACAGGAAAAGTAAATGATCAATAAAAAAGAAAAAAAGACTTTAACGAAACATAAAATACACCATACGGCAAAACATATGGCGCAAATGAAAAAAGATATGAAAAAAGGTGTGAACTTTAAAAAATCACACATCAAAGCTATGAAAAAGGTGGGTGCGTAATGTGGTTTGGTGCACTTAAACTAGCTTTAAATGCTGGAACCCATATTTACAAGAAGAAACAAGAGACTAAAATGTTAATGGCTGATGCTGCATCAAAACATGCATCTAAAATGGCCTCTGGTGAGTTAGAATTTAACGGCAAGCTACTTGAAGCTAGACAAAACGACTATAAAGATGAAGTAGTTCTTGCAATACTAACATTGCCCATTTTGGTCCTGGCATATGGGGTCTGGTCGGACGATCCACAGGCTATGGAGAAGATAAAGGTGTTCTTCGAGCATTTTCAAGCTTTACCTAAATGGTTTACTAATTTATGGGTACTTGTATGTGCTAGTATATTTGGTATAAAGGGTACACAAATATTTAGAAACAACGGAGGCAAAAAATAATGGCTAAAAGATTCGGTGGCGGAAATAAAAAATCTACACCTAAAACAGAAAAAACAGAAGCACCTAAAAAAGAAGGTTTCTTAAGCAGAATTAGAAAAAAGATTGTACCTACTTTTGGTGAACAATTTAAAAAAGCAAAAGATGCTGGTAAAAAAACTTTTAAATCTACTAGAGATGATACCACTAAAGGTAAACTAGAATATTCTACAAATACAAAAAAAGACGTTGCTAAAAAAATAGCTAGTAACACAGCAGCCGAAGCAAAAAGAAAAGAAGGCAAAGGCGGCGGTGCAGATAGTGGCGCTAAAGGTGTTTTCAATAAAGCAACTGGATCAGCAGTGAGTTCTAGAGGACAAGCATTCGCTAAAGCTAGAAAAGAAGGTAAGAAAACTTTCATGTACAACGGTAAGTCTTTCTCTACTGCTCTAAAGGGTGAAAAACCAAATAAAAAAATGCCAGAACTATCTGGTAAAACTTCTAAAAAAATAAAAAGATTTGTAGGTGCTAACGGCGGTAGAACTAATTATCGTGGTGGTGGATTAGCAACTTCAGGTTATGGAAAGGTAATGAAATCATAATGAGAAGATATTATAATAAAGGAAGCCTTGTTGGCGGCCAAGTTAAACTTGATAAAATGGGAAACAATGACGGAAAAATTTCTGGAGAAGATTTTGCAGTTATAAGAAGTCAAAAAATGGGTGGCGGCATGATGAAGAGACCTATGTATAAAGCTGGAAGTGCTAATCCAAAAGCTAAAAGCAAAATTTCAATGAAACAAGCTAAAGCAGGTATGGAAAGTCAAAAACCTGTTACTAAAAAAGTTTTAAAAGAATTAAATCCTTTAAAAGATGTTGTAGAACTAGGAAAAAAAGGTTTTAAAAAAATGGGTGAGTTTATTACAAAAAAAATAGAAGATTCACCTAAATTTAAAGAAATGCAAAAAGTTAAAAAAGCTAACGGTGGTATGATGGAAGAAGCAAAAGAAATAAATTCTAAAATAAAAAATTCTCGTACATTAAAAATGGGTGGCGGCAGAGTTAAAAAAGCTGGCGGCGGTGGATTATACGCAAACATCAAAGCTAAAAAAGATAGAATTGCAGCGGGATCAGGTGAAAAAATGAGAAAAGTTGGAACCAAAGGAGCACCCACTGCTCAAAACTTTATAAACGCAGCAAAGACCGCTAAAAAGGTTTAATGCCCGCAAACTCTATAAGAAAAACTACCAGTACAGGTGGTAATTATAGACCGACAAAATCTGGAGCTGGAATGACAGCAAAAGGTGTAAGAGCTTACAGGTCCGCAAATCCTGGAAGTAAATTAAAAACAGCCGTAACTGGAAAAGTGAAGCCAGGATCAAAAGCTGCTAATCGTAGGAAGTCATACTGCGCTAGATCACTAGGACAATTAAAGAAGTCATCAGCAAAAACTCAAAACGATCCTAACTCACGAATAAGACAGGCACGGAGAAGATGGAAATGTTAAATGAGAACAGCTATATTAGACGCGTTAGAAGCTAGATACGAAGCACACATTGCTGAAGCGCACGCAACAATAAAAATATATTTAGAAAATTCAGTAGGTATTGGGGAACACCCACAACATATTGATGAACTAGACAAACAATTCGAAAAGATTGCTAGTGCTGAAGAAAAATTAAAAGCATTAGAAGATTTTAGAATAGAAAGAAAGGAAATGTAATGGAAGACGGATTAACAATACTATCAAAAATACAAAAAACAATGAGAGAAAATCTACAAAAAGTAGGTGACATCTTGATAAGTGGTGGCGTTGACAACATGGAAAAATATCAGTATATGTTAGGTCAAGCTAGAACGTATCAAATAATGTTACAGGAAATCTCTAACCTGCTAGATAACAAGGAGCAAAAAAATGAACAAGGAACAGTCATCGACCTCAACTCAAGAAGTCCCAAAGCATAAGTTTGCATTGGAAGAAAAATATAAAGAAGATAAAAAAAACAAACCTAAAGAAAAAGATTTAGCTAATGCTGAATTAACTAAATTACCTAATCCTACTGGATGGAGAATTTTAGTTCTACCTTTTAAACAAAAAGAAAAAACTAAAGGTGGTATTATATTAGCAGACGACACTATTGAGAAATCTCAAATTGCATCTAATTGCGGTTTGGTTTTAGCAATGGGTCCACATTGCTATGATAAAGAAAGATATCCCGAAGGCCCGTGGTGCAAGAAGGGTGATTGGATTATCTTTGCTAGATATGCAGGATCAAGAATACAGATAGACGGAGGGGAAGTAAGACTGCTAAATGACGATGAAATTTTAGCAACCGTTAATAACCCCGAAGATATATTTCATCAATATTAATCATAGAAGGAGATAACTATGCCAGAAGAAAATAAAAAAATAGAAGAAATGGTCGACATAGATAATTCAGGACCTGAAATAGAAGTTAACATAGAAGAAACAAAGGAGAATGAAAATAATGAAACTATTAACAACGATAATAAGTCCGATGGTACACTTTCGAAATCTGATGAGCAGTTGGATATTCGAGTTGGCGAGGACGACAAAGAACCAGTTGCAGAGAAAAAAGAAGAAACTAAAAAAGAAGAACTAGAACAATATAGTGATGGCGTTCAAAAAAGAATTGCAAAACTTACTAAAAAATGGCGAGAAGCAGAAAGACAAAGAGAAGCTGCTTTAGAATATGCTAAAGGTGTGCAAGATGAACATTCTAAACTAAAAACAAAAGTATCTAATCTAGAACCTAGTTATGTTAATGCAATGGAAGGTAGAGTTGTATCTGGTTTACAAGCAGCACAAGCAAAATTAGTTGCTGCAAGAGAAGCTGGAGATATTAAATCTGAAGTTGAAGCACAAAAAGAAATAGGTAAATTAGGTGTTGAAGAATCAAGAGTTGCTGGAATGAGACAAAGAGTGGCAGCGGAGATGAAACAAGTACAACAACCTGTAAAAACATTAGAAGAATCTATAGCACCAACACAAGCTGCACCAGATCCAAGAGCCGAAGAATGGGCTGACAAAAACACTTGGTTTGGTCAAGATAGTGCTATGACGTACACTGCTTTTGATTTACATGAAAAACTAACCAAGGAAGAAGGGTTTGATCCTGCTTCAGACGAATATTATGCTGAAGTAGATAAAAGAATGAGACTTGACTTCCCGCATAAATTTGGTAAAACCGAAACTAGGGAATCGACTAAACCTACACAAACTGTAGCGTCAGCTACGCGAAGTGTTAATAATAGTCGCAAAACAGTGAGGCTCACACCGTCTCAAGTAACGATTGCTAAAAAATTAGGTGTGCCACTAGAGCTTTATGCGAAACAACTAAACATCACGAAGGAGAGATAAGCATATGATAAACGATAAAAAAATAGACTCCCGTGCGAGCCAAACAAAAGTTAAAGAACAAAAAAGAGTTTGGACTCCACCATCATCTTTAGATGCACCACCCGCACCAGATGGATTTAAACATAGGTGGATAAGAGCTGAAACGATGGGTTTTGACGACACATCAAATATGTCAGCTAAACTACGATCAGGTTTTGAATTGGTTAGATCCGATGAATATTCTGATATAGATTATCCAACTGTTAATACTGGTAAATACAAGGGAGTGATCGGAGTTGGCGGCCTACTGCTAGCAAGGATACCAGAAGAGATTGTAGAAGCGCGCAAGGAGTATTTTGAAAAACAACTTCAAGATAGAAATAACGCGATTGATAATGATCTTATGAAGGAGCAGCATCCAAGTATGCCTATCAATAGTGATAGACAGACTCGTGTAACCTTCGGTGGTACAAAGAAAAGTTAATTTTTTAGCAATTCTTACCAACGATTTAAATTAATCGTTTGCCTTCGGGCAGACAAACGGAGATAATAACATGGCAAATAAAGATGCAGCTTTTGGTTTTAAACCGACAAGACACTTGTCTGGTGGACTAATCAGAGCAGAAGAGTATGCAATTGCTAACAACGCGTCAGGTTCAATTTTTACTGGACAAGTCGTTGAAGCAGTAGCAGGTGGTGGTATTGAACCAGCAGCAGCGGGAGACACACAACAATTGGGTGTATTCGGTGGTTGTTTTTTTACTGACCCCACAACAAGTAAACCTACGTTTAAAGCGTCATACACACAAGTCGCAGCAGCGGATATAGTAGCTACAGTTCATGTAGATCCTAATATCGTGTATGAAGTACAGCATGATGGTACTGGAACAGCGGCGATGAATAATTCAGCTTTTGATTTTACAGGAGTAGCAGGAAGCGCTCTTACTGGACAATCAACTTCGGAGTTAGACACGTCTAGTTCAGGAACATCAGGCGGTTTTAAACAAATCGGTATATCAAAAGATCCTGACAATAGTGATGTGGCTTCAGCAAATGCAAATGCATATGTTGTATTCAACACTGGCGAACATGTCTTTAAATTAACAACAGGCGTATAATAGGAGTATAAATTATGGCTATATCAAGAGCACAACTAGTTAAAGAACTAGAGCCAGGTTTGAATGCATTATTCGGCTTGGAATACAAAAACTACGCAGATGAGCATGCTCAAATTTTCGATGTCGAAAATTCGGACAGAGCTTTTGAAGAAGAAGTAATGTTAAGTGGTTTCGCAAACGCTTCAGTAAAACCTGAAGGTTCAAGCGTTAACTACGATACAGCACAGGAATCTTTCACTGCTAGATACACACACGAAACGCTTGCTTTAGCGTTCTCAATCACTGAAGAAGCGATTGAAGATAACTTGTACGATAGACTTGCGTCTAGATATACAAAAGCATTAGCTAGATCAATGGCAAATGCTAAACAAGTTAAAGCAGCAAACGTACTGAACAACGCGTTCAGTTCGTCTTTCACAGGTGGTGATGGAGTAGAACTTTGTTCTGCTGTTCACCCAATTGTGGCTGGAACGTTCAAAAATGAACTGTCAACTGCAGCTGACTTAAACGAAACTTCGTTAGAGCAAGCTCTTATTGACATCGCAGCAATGACTGATGAAAGAGGCCTAAAAATTGCAGCTAAAGGAGTTAAAATGATAATTCCTTCTGCGCTTCAATTTACTGCTGAAAGACTTATGAAGTCTCAAGGTAGAACAGGTACTGCAGATAATGATATCAATGCAGTTGGTAACATGGGGATGATTCCTCAAGGTTATGTAGTTAATCACTACTTAACTGATACTGACGCATTCTTTATCAAGACTGATGTTCCTAATGGATTAAAAATGTTCGTTAGATCACCAATCAAAACTGCAATGGAAGGCGACTTCGAAACTGGAAACGTTAGATACAAAGCTAGAGAGAGATATTCTTTTGGATTCTCTGACCCTAGAGGTATCTTCGGATCACCAGGAGCAGCGTAATCGTAATAATTTTGTGGCGGACATAGTTCCGCCACACTTTAAATATAGAAAGACAAAACATGAAAAATACCTCTATCAACATTTGGGCCTACAATTATCACGCTAAATTTAATATTGAGCATGATGAAGATACAGCTGAAAGTGTTGAAAAAGCAATACTTGACAAGCTAGGAGAAAAGAGTATAGTTTGGGAATATCTCGGAGATGCATATCATTCGGGATTAAATAGAATAACTTATGAAGAGGTTATCGATGATACAAGACCTGTACAAACAAAAAAGGTCCTTGGAGTTGAAGTGGCAACAGGAGCACCTAGATAATAATAGGTATACTCTTGAGATGGTTAAGATAGATGACAAAGTTAAAAGAGTTATCACTGACATCAAGCTGGAAGAAGCAGCTATTGCACATAGACAGAATCAAGTTGAGGATGTCACTCCACAAGTTTCTGTAGCTACTTAAGTCACAAAGCTACATCGCTGAAATCGCACTTTTATTACAGGGTCTCTTGCACTCTATTAAAAACTGTTGTACAATTACCACACTATATAAAAAATAAATTTTAAATGTAGACGCGTATAGTCGACATCCCTAGGGACTACATTTATATATATCTAGGAGGATATTAATATGGCTAATACAACATTTAACGGCCCAGTAAGAGCAGAAGGTGGATTTAAACAAATCACTAAAAATGCTACAACTGGTGCTATTACAGATAACCTTACAGTAGATTCAAGTGGTAATCTTTCGGGTACTGGTACAGAAATAACAGGTTTTACTGTTCCGACAGTAACAATTTTAGCAGCTTACAGTTCTGGTACAGTGCTAACAGCGTCACAATCAGGATCTATTGTAACTTTTCCTGCAATGGATGGTGCAGCAACTTTATCACTTCCAGCAGCAGCTGATTGTGTAGGGTCTACTTTTCATTTTGTAATGTTAGGTACAGCAGGTAATGATGTAGACATTATTACTAATGGATC